AGGGCGGCACAAACAAGCGGAGCAACCTTCGCGCAGTGAAGGCTGACTCTAATAAATCATTTGCAAGAAACCCAAACAAGTCTATCCGTACCCGAAAAACTTAGGACGTGGTAGGCTACCAAATGTGATGTGCGCTAGGGGTTAGCGCCCTAGTAGTATTGTGTGTTTTAACATTGTGGGGCTACACAATGTTGGGTTCGTCTACAACCCGTGCTGTATCGGGGGGCACATCACCTTAACTCTAAACACCGGTTTGGAGCGATTTGCTATGGAGAGAGTAAATGGAAGTAATCAATGACGTAGCACTGAAGCTACAGCTACGCCACCCGCAAAAGGTTTTAAGCGTCATCCCCGACTCAAAGCTGATCGAACAACACGAGGATGGAAGGGGGGTGGTGATAGTAAGGTGGGGGGTAGAACAAGCACAAGTTCTAAAAAACCTAAACATCAAAAACGTGCCATCACCGATCTCACGCAAGTACGCATGGCCCGGTTCCCGAACCCCGTTCGCGCACCAAATCCAAACTTCCAGTTTTCTCACGTTGCATAGACGTGCGTTCGTGTTTAACGATGCAGGGACAGGCAAATCGGCCAGCGTGATCTGGGCGGCGGACTACCTGATGTCAAAGAAAATTATCAACCGAGTGCTGGTGATATGCCCCATGTCTGTCATGCAAGCGGCGTGGATGGGTGACCTGTTTCAGACCGCTATGCATCGGTCAGCCGATATAGCCCACGGTTCGAGGGAGAAGCGCAAGCAGGTTATTCGGGGCGATGCCGAGTTTGTCATCATTAACTTCGATGGCGTGAAGATTATGAGCAAGGAAATTGCTCAAGCAGGTTTTGACCTTGTAGTCATTGATGAAGCTAACTACGTCAAGAATGCAAACACAGATCGGTGGAAAGCCATTAACGGATTGATTAGACCATCGACATGGCTGTGGATGCTCACCGGAACACCTGCGTCTCAGTCACCAACCGATGCGTTTGGCTTGGCCAAGATGATGAACCCAACGTCTGTACCTAGATCATTTAACTTATTTCGTGATCAGGTTATGACCAAGATCAGTCTGTATAAGTGGACCCCCAAGAGCGATGCCATACATAGGGTTAACCAAATCTTACAACCGGCCATACGATTCACTAAAGACGAATGTTTGGATCTCCCCGACATCATTTACACCACCCGAGATGTACCCTTATCGTCACAACAGAAAAAACTATATGACCAACTACGCAAGTCGATGGTGGCTAATTGTGCGGGGGAGACAGTCAGTGCGGTCAACGCCGCCGTGGGTTTACAGAAGTTGGCGCAAGCCAGCGCAGGTGCGGTGTTTACAGACAACGACAAGGTGATTGAACTAGACATCGCCCCCCGCTACAACGTACTTACCGAAGTGCTGGACGAGGCCCCCGAGAAAGTGTTGGTGTTTGCGGCTTACACGCATGTATTAGACCAATTACACGAAAAGCTAACCGGCGATGGTTATACGGTTGAGATGATCCGAGGTGACGTTTCTGCAACACGCCGGGCAAAAGTCATTGATGATTTTCAAAATAAATCGGACCCCCGTGTCCTACTCATACAGCCCCAAGCCGCATCACACGGTGTCACCCTACATGCCGCAAGCACCATCGTGTGGTGGGGGCCGGTGTTTTCCTACGAGACATATGTGCAAGCAAACGCTAGAATCCACCGTGCAGGTCAGACAAAGAAATGCCGTGTTGTTCGATTACAAGGCAGTCCTGTAGAGAGGCTTCGGTTCGCGCATTTGGATAAAGCCGAAGACACCAATGAGTCGTTGTTAAAAATGTTCAAGGAGGTGTTGACAATGTAATTATATGGGGTTACAATGTAGTTCATGGAGAGATTTTTAAGGAGAGCAGTATGCAAGCAGATAAATTAGTTAAAGCTTATATCCGCATCCGTGACGCACGGGCGGCACTAAAGGCTAAGTACGATCAGGAAGATGGCGAGCTTAAAGAAGAGTTACAACAGCTTGAGTCCCATATCCTGACCCTTTGCAATAGCACCGGTACGGATGGTCTACGCACCCCCTATGGCACAGCCAGCCGCACGGTAAAGACGAGGTACTGGACAGGCGATTGGGGTGCAATGCACCAGTTTATTCTGGATAACGATGCCCCTGATCTTTTAGAGCGCCGCATTGCTCAAGCGCCTATGAAAGCTTTCTTGGACGAGCACCCCGATAAGCGACCTGTGGGACTCAACGTGGATCAACAGTATGCGATCACGGTCAGGAGAAAGTAATGACACCGACTATCCCATATTTAAAAGAGCCGTTATATTCTGCCGATGAGGTCGCCCACATGCTAGGTGTTAGCAGGCAGACGATTTTGCGGCAGGCTAAGTCAAAGAAAAGCCCTATCCCATGCATCGTGGTGGGCAACAACTACAGGTTTTTTATGAGCGACATTTTGAAGTATTTCAGTATCGACCCTAGCAAGGTTGTAATCCCCGACACCGCTGACGCATCCCGTCAGTTGGTGAATTCCCACCCAACTCAAGCCAATCAAGGAGAGGTTAAATGAGTGAATTGAAATTGTTTGACAACAACGCCCTTCCCGAACACCTGCGTAACATCGAACTAGATGACGCGACAAAAAGCTTAGCAGGCGGTTCTAGCCCCCCGCGCATCTCGATCAAAGGGTCGGTGTTTCGTAAGGTCGTTAATGGCGAGGAGGTCATGCGTAATGAAGACCGAGCCATGAATGTCATCATTGTTCGCCCCGCCGCTACCGAGTACCGCACGTTTTATGACGGTGCTTATAAAGAGGGTGAGAACCGTGGTCCTAGCTGTTGGTCTTCAGATGGGGTGAAACCAGACGAATCCGTTGCCACACCCCAGAACAGCACATGCGAAGGTTGCCCGCAGAATATTAAAGGTTCAGGTGCAGGTGAAGGACGTGCTTGTCGCTTTAGTCGATGGACAGCAGTTGCTCTAGAAAATGATTTGGACGGTGATATCCTGCAAATGATTTTCCCGGCTCAGTCTATTTTTGGTAAAGGCGAGAATGGCAAGCTACCGCTTCGTCAATACGCCAAGTTCCTTGCAGGCCATAAACTTCCTGTGACCGCAGTGGTGACCGAGATGCGTTTTGATACGGACTCCGCTACGCCTAAGCTAACATTCAAGCCGGTGCGACCCTTGAACAAGGAAGAGTTTGAGAAGGTTAAAGAGTTGGGAGAATCTTCTCAGGCTATTAATGCTGTTACCATGAACTTCCGTTCGCCAGAGCCAAGCGACTCGTCTGCTACTGAACCATTTGTTCAAACGCAAAATGAGTCCGCAAGCGAGCAAACCGATGAACCTGCACCCAAGGTCAAGAGCAAGAAGACCGCTACCCAACCGGCGGACATTCAGTCTACCCTTGATAAATGGGCTGACGACTAAGCAGTAAATCACAGAGGGGGTTCGCCCCCTCTGCTTAAAGGGAGAGATACATGCAGGGTTACACGATTAAATTTCTGCACATTGTGCAGAGTCTAGCTAAACGATACCCAGACCGCCCCGTGTTTAAGTTGGCTGAGAAAGCCATATCTTCGGGGGTTTCTATTGTAGACATTGCAGACCACATGAACGTATCACGTCAAAGTGTATACAAGTGGTTTCGAGGCGAGACCGCCATGCGGGATCAAGATGTCGAGAAACTGGAACAATACCTAAAGAATTTCTAAGGCGGCGTTATGGATTTGAAACGCTTTTTCAGCTTGGTACTGCCAAGCGGGGGTTTTTTCTGCTGTGCAAAGATAGGCCCCAGAGGTATCGACCCTAAGTTCTCTGAGGACATTACCCAGATTCTTGCGTGGGCTACCAATACCGCCGCTAAAGAAAATGTGTACTACACCCCGTTCTCAATGTTGGACGATAGCACCCGCAATCAGGACAACGCTAAATCCACACGAGCCTTTTGGCTGGACATTGATGTGGGTAAAGCCAACAAGAGCAAGAGCTACGATTCCTATGCGGAGGCCGAAACTGCGGTCAGCAACTTTATCCGTGACTCCGGTTTACCTGACCCATTATGGGTTGATTCGGGTATGGGTATTCATCTGTATTGGGTGGTGGACATTGATATATCCCCCGGCCTATGGTTACCAGTTGCCAAAGCTTTGCAGGCGATGGCTCATGACCAAGGGCTAAAGATCGACACAGGTGTGACCACAGACAGCGCTCGACTGATGCGGGTTCCTTACACCACAAACTACCCCAAAGATGGTTCTGATCCGGTACAGGCTTCGATTCGTAACGAGGACTACACCCCACTGGATTTTGTGTCGTTTATCGACTTGTTTGATATTGAGGAGCAAGAAGATGCGGAAGATGCAGATGACTTGGGGGACTTAGGGTTTGAGGTTCCGGAGCATCTAAAGGATTATGTTCCCCCAGAGTTCGACAACCAACGCACATCATTCAAAAAGATTTTGGAACATGACCCACCTTGCGCTCAGGTTGTGCATATGGTCACAAACCGAACCAGTCTTGAAGAGCCGATGTGGAGAGGTGCTTTATCTATCGCTCAAGTTTGCGAGGATAGGGACAAAGCTATCGAGGCGGTATCAGAAGACCACCCCGATTACACGTTTGCTAAGGCATCGAAAAAAGCCGGACAGACTAATGGTCCTTATACATGCGCCACGTTGGAGGGACTGAACCCAGCAGGATGTGATGGGTGTCCTCACAAGGGCAAGATCTCTACGCCAGTTCAGTTAGGCACGTATGTACCTGAGTCTGAGACGGAAGAAGATCGTGTCGTGCAAATACCACTTAATGGGTCTAAAGATGATACGCAGGCATTTGCACGGTTTGTTATCCCTGAGTACCCAGAGCCGTACTTCCGCCCCAAAGGAAAGCCCGGCGTGTGGAGGTACAACAAGGGCACTGATGAGGATGGGGAGGCAAAAAGACCTACTCTTGTTTGTGAATATGATTTTTATGTAATACGAAGAGTGCGTGACCCGGAAGTGGGTGAGGTACTTTGGTTTCGTGTCCACTTTCCGCAGGACGGGGTACACGAGTTTTCTATGCCCTTGACAGACGTTGCCGCAAAAGAGCGACTGCGCGACACATGCGCTAAGAATGGGCTTTTATTTTCGGACACAAAGCATATAACCGAGTGCTTTCATTATGTCCAATCATGGTTAAGGAGTTTACAGATGGATAGGCAGGCAGAAAAAGTTCGCATGCAGATGGGTTGGACAGACGATGACTCGTTTGTACTAGGGACACGGGAGTTTTTGTATGGATACCCTGTGGGTCAGGACATTGAGTACGCACCCCCCGCGCAACGTAATATACATATTGTGGATGCCTTGAGCGAGAAAGGTTCTATGGATAGGTGGAAAGAGATTGTCCAGTTTTACAATCAACCCGGCATGGAGCCATTCGCATTCACGCTGTTTTTGAGTATGGGTTCCCCACTCATGCATTTCACCAATCTTAAAGGGGGTGTGTTGAATCTTATGAGTCCTGAATCCGGTGTGGGTAAGTCGTCTGCGCTCATGGCCGCCAATAGTGTATGGGGACATCCGGTGGACCTTATGCTTCAGGTTGACGATACACCCAACGCTCGTTGGCACCGTGCGGGGGTTATGCAGAACCTGCCGATCACGATTGACGAGATCACCAACATGAAGGCATTGCAGTTGTCCGATCAGGTGTATGCATCAGCCAGTGGTCGTGGCAAAAACCGCATGATGTCTCAAACCAACGCTGAGCGACAGAACTTCACGTCATGGAAAGCGCCTACCATTACTACATCCAATAGCAGTATTTACGAGAAGCTACAGTCGGCCAAAGACTTCCCCGAGGGTGAGCTGATGCGGGTGCTGGAAGTGCGGGTTGAGCGCGTAGCCGACATCCCCAAGGGATACACCGATGTACTTTTTGCCGGTTTGGAACACAACTATGGTCTCGCAGGGGCATCACTTATTCGACACTACCAAGCCTATCGGGATGAGACGGTTGCTCACCTTGCACATACGCAGGCCCAGATTGATGCCAACGCCAAGCTAACTCAAAGAGAACGTATCTGGTCGGTGTTAAGCGCAATAGCTATAACAGGGGGTTCTATCGCCAAGCAACTAGGGCTTCATAATATTTCGGTTGAAGCAGTCTCAGACTGGGCAAGGCAGTTACTTGTAGACAGTGTGGAGAAAGTTGACTTACTGACAAACTCGCCCGAAGAGACAGTTGCTCTATATATTGCGGAGTTTTACAACAACCGTCTAATCATTAACGGTGCCTCCCCCGCTAATAGCAGTATGCCGGTATCCCCCATACAAGAACCGCGAGGCGACCTTCGCATTCGATTTGAACCCGACACACGTAATCTGTTCATTGTGTCTACGCCATTCAAACGTTGGTGTGCTGAGAAGCAGTTGCACTTTGGCACGTTCATGGGTGACATGAGAAAGCGTGGTGTTAAGGTAGAGATGATAAAAAAGCGTATGGGTAAGGGGACCCATCTGGATGTCGGACCCGTCTCGGCTATCCGTCTTGAGCTACCTAAGTCTTGGGACGATGGTTATGTTAAAGAAATCGTCAAGGATTGATGGCTTGCTGGTCATATTTTGAGGTTGGAAAGGTTATCTACAGATTATGCTGGGATAACCTTTCCTATGGCGATTTTGTATTTATCCCCTGCGTCTATAGTTTGCCGATAGTAGAACGCTTAAAACGCGATGCACAGAAATTTGACACAGTAATCAAGATTGAAATAGGGGAATATGGGGGAAAGTGGGGTGTTGGCTTCTGGCGACTTTAAGTGCTAAAATTACCCCGTGACGGAAGTCTCCGCCGTCATAGATCTCTCCTAGATCTCTCCTTGGGTTGGATGCCCAGCCCCCGCTCCGGCGGGGGCTTTTTATTTGAGCAGGTCGTTTCTTGTCCTACGAATATCCCCCAAGACTTCATTGATCAGTTTATCTAAACTGATTAACTGCTCGGTCTTTTCTTCAGGCGTTAGCGCATCGTTGGACTGGATGCCTTGCCGGATGCCGCGAAACTGACGTAACTGGCGTACCCGCAAGTTGACATAGGGTGCCGCCCCCAACAACGCCCCGTTCTCTTCCATAAACTGCACAGCCGCTTCCGGGTCGGTCTTTAGTAACGTATTTCTGTCCGCAATCGCCTGCGATACTTTGTTGCGGAATTCATAGAACTCATCTTTGGTGCGGTTACCCACCGGTGCCAACAGGCCGATGTTGATCAACGGGATACGACTCAGTTCCAATGCAGGCCGGTCCGGATTGATGACCGCATTAGCCACATTCATAGACGAGGAATACATCAACCCAAAATACCCCCGCAACAAATTGTCCACCTTAATGGGTGATACACCCATCGCACTGCCGATCTCCTTGGCAAGCTCTGAGGTGTAGGTGGTGTACTGTAATTCAGGCGAACGGTTTTGCAGGTACTTTGGCACCAACTCACGACCGGTAAATGTCGAGAAGTTAGTCCAGTTCTCCAGCGGGGCTTTCAACAACGTTGGAGCAGGCAACATGCCATAGTCGGTTGCGGCGGCTCGTAGGTAGCTAAATACTGCCTCGGATACTGGCTTAGCTTCGCCCTTTGCGTCCTCTTTGAAATACTGGATTGCCCGTTCGGGTATGGACTTAAAAATAAATCCAAATTCAGTTGGCACGGGAAGTTTAAACGGCTGGTCTAGCCCAAATGCTTTACTCAAGCCGCTTGGCAAAATCCAGTTTTTGTCACGCACTTCATCACTGGCCTCTTCGTAATACTCGTCACCTGACATCAACCAAGAGTAGAGAATACCAACCCCAGCCATATACCCCATGCGACTTATAAACATAATGATCGCTTTACCCTTACTAGCCCCGGTAGAAGAGTCAACGCCGAATGCGTTCCGATACAGCAGGTCTGTACCCTGCACATATGAGTTGAAGAACGGCACGATGTGAGTCAAAGCCCGGACGGTTTTAGACGTACCCCTGCGGTTAAAGTTAATGAGTTCCCTAGCCCGCATATGTGCCAATGATGCATCGCCGGTCTCTTTCATTGTCTGCTGATACACAGCCAAACGAGCCGCCATATCGGATGCTTTGGTTACTTGCTCAAGCTTATACAAAACCTTCA